CGTTGTAAGTTATTTGCACCAGCAAAAGCATTAACACAACCATTAAACCAATATTTTCCACCTTCTCCAGTTGGAACAGTAAATTTATTTGAAGCAAAGGCACTATCAGTATCAAATAGTTCAGTTCCTAAAGTAACTTTAGTCCAACTTTCATGACCAACAGTTTGATTAGAACTTGCGTATGCTAAAAAAGCTGGAGTGTTAATTCCTCCAAAACCACTTTGTGTAGCTCCTGCAGCTAAAGCAACAGTCTCACCACTAGCACCAAGTGTAATAGTACCACTACCTTGAGAACTTTGATGTACTATTTCGTCTACAAATAATTTACTCATTATACTACCGTTAATGTTCCGTTAACAACGACTGTACCTGTGAAAGAAGCAGGACCACAGACCATCATGTTATCACTAGCGTCCACTGTGATATTAGATGATATAGTTGCTTTGTTTTCATAGCCACCGTTGATTGATTTAATCATACCGAATTCAATTGAGTTTGCACCTGCTGTAGTTTCACCAACAGACTTACCTTGAAACACTACATAAATGTTATTGGTTCCCGATGCAGGGGCAGATGTAAAACTTAAAGTTTGTCCTGCTACTGTGTAAGCTGAAAATGGATCTTGTCTAACGTTTCCGATAAAAACTTCTATCTCTGCAGTCAAAGTTACAGTCTGAGCTAGTGTAAAATTAGTAGTTGTCCCATCTCCAGAAAACTGTTCGGAGTTCATGGTGATTAGATTTGTTTTGGGGGAGTTACCTAAATAAGCCATCTAATCCTCCTAAGTGCTAATAGTGTCTACGGCTCCAACAACACAATCAATTGATGATGCTGTATCGGATACCACAAAAAGTTGATCTCCTGATTGAAGTACAATTTTAGATCCGCCATCAATCAATTCTAACGAACCTCCTGAAATAATTGGAACTGATTTAATTAAGTAATAATCTAATGTTGAGTTTTTAATATAAACATCTACGTTGACTGTACTAGTTATTATATTAGCTAATCGAATTGAAATTAAACAATCAAATGAATCAACTGCACCTCCTAATACATCAACATCAGAAGTTCCAATTGTTTGGTTTAAATATCTTCTAAAGTTTTGTGCCATAATTCTCCTATAACGCTATTGCCATTGCTACTGCAAATCCTTCTGAAGCTCCCGCTGTTCCTGATGAAGCAGCAGTTAATCTTCCTTTTGAATCTACGGTTAAAGATGCATTTGTAAAACTTCCCGGTGTAACTGCAGTATTTGCTAAAGTTAATGCTCCACCCGATGCAATCGTTGCATCACCAGAAATATCTACTTCTTCATAAGATGTACCATCTGCAACTAAAATTTTATTAGCGGTATTAGTTGGCATTTTAAGTAAAGCACCAACAGTTAAATCAGCAGGTAAAGTTACATTACTGCTTGCATCTTCTACAACTGCTTTTGAAGCAGGTAATGTACAAAATACATCTTTAGATCCACTTGTAAAATTAACTAAAGCATCTGAGTTAGAAGAAGATATTACGGTATCTCTTGATAAAGTATCTGTTGCTGCATCGGTTACGGTACCAATACCAACTTCAAATTCACCTGTGCCTGTATTTACTATTGCATAGTAAGTTGTGTTACCATCACCTATAGCAGAAACAAAACCTTCAAAATCTTGAACCGCACCACCAAGATCTAGCGTACCAGTTCCTGTAGTGGTGCTTGTTTCTTTAACTCTATCGTTAAGCACAAGTGCCATTTAATCTCCTTAACTAATTCTTAGTATTGCTGCCGATGTTGTAAATGCAGGGAACTGAATAGTAAATGTTCCAGCTGTTGCTGTTTTATCTCCACCGAAATCTAATGCACAAACTGCTTTTTTACCATCAGTGCTATTGTAAATCAAAGCACCTCTAGCTGTTAATGTTACTCCAGTAAAAGATAAGTTTGCAAAATTTACGATTGCAACACCTGAGGCAACCGAGGTTTGTTGTGATTGAAGTTGAGATCCACCTGATGTGTATTGACCTGAATCACCTACTTCATTTCCTGTTGTAAAAGATGTTGTTGCTGCATTAATTGTAGCTTGTGATGTGTATAATGATAATTTAAAAGCGTCTCCCCCTGAATCAAAGTCGTGAACGCCGTCTAGTAATTCTTTTTTAAATGAATTACATACTGCTTGTTGTATTGCCATAATTTTTCTCCTTTAATATTACGGTGACGGTGAAGGCACTTTAATTCGTGGTACACCATCATCAAATTCTGCACGTCTTCTTCTACCCATTTGTTGAAGAGCAAACGCTTGTATCTCTTCATTATACTTGTCTTTATAAAGTTTGTACATATCCATTGGGCCTTTTAAATAAGAAAAAGCTTCTGTTAAAACACCATGAAGAAGCAAAGATTCTTGGTATTGAGATAAATAAGTAGAATTTGTAGAAGTAAACCCAGGCGGATCAATAATGTAATTTAATTGAACTGCATAACCTTGATCTGGCGTTGGAGCCACAACTACATTATTATCGTCCCAATTAGCATAGTATTTAGGCTGTCCTGTAGCACCTGAGCTATTGTATTCAGAGATAAAACTTGTATCTCTTTTTTCCATAAAATTTCTAGTACCTGTTTGATCGGTTGTAGAAAATACCTGTAAAGATCTAATGATTATAAAATCAGCAGGCATAACTAAATATCTTTTATTTGCTGTGAATGATGAAGTAGCATATTTTCTTGTTTCATCATAATCAACAGCACCCGCAATACCTAATTCTGTATTTCTAATAAATTGAGCAATTAAGGTGTCTGAAAGTACATTAGCATCTACTTCTGTGTAGTTTCTTACTTGTGTTAAAAAATCTGAATAACTTATTGCCATTATGATATTACCACTGTTACGGTACCAACCCTCGTTCCAACTTGTCTCTTGTTATTTTCTTCAAGAGGTGATGTAGAAGGTTGCATTCCATTTGATGTAAATTGACCATCCCAATACTGCGGATCTAAATAAACTGTTACTGGTGCTGATCTTTGAGGTCTTGCATTCCACAATGCTTGAGGATCCGCCATATGTGGCTTTGGATCTAGTTGAGGATGTTTAGCTTCAAATTCAGATGTGTGTACCCAAGAACCGTTCCATTCTTTTACCATTTCTCTATAAGGGAAAGCTTGGCCTGATCTATCAGATATGGATTGCGAGTATTTACCTTTTGCGTACGCCATTATGATCCTTGTGGGTAATAAACATTAGGAGTGATATAAACAGATGTTCTCTGTCCATCTTCTTCTAATGCTCTTTTTAATTCATCTTCGTATAATAATTTTAATGCTTGTATTCTATCAGGTGCAATCTTTTGTGATAAGTAGAAAGCTAATCCAGATACCATACATGGAAAGAATCTAAATGGCATGTCTGAAGTATTAGTATATGCACCTACATCTTCGATTCTTGCAAGATAGTAATAGAATATATTCGTCACGGCGCTCGTATCAGGAGCCAGATATAAACTTATAGTTGGTGTAATTTGTCTATTCACATAATACTGTGAAGGTGTACCTGATTGTGTTTTATCAGGAATTGCAATGTATTCAGATCTAGATACTTTCGTTAAAGTTTGTTGATTACCACCTGTTGTAGTAACAACAGCTTCAAGCACATCGTTACAATCACTTGGTGTATTGTAGGTTACCTGACCGTTAACTAATGTTGTAGTTTCTGATTTTACTTTCCAAAGATTGATACCTCTGTTACCCCATTCAGAAAATAAAAGATTTAAACTTCTTCTAGCAGAACGAATATCATTACCAGAATTAGTTCTTACGCCACATCTTTCGTAAGCCTCTTCGATAACCTCATCAATAGTGATGTTAAAACTTGTAGTTCCTGATGTAGCCATTTCATCCTTACGCTAAGATTGCTTTTTTTAAATGTCCTGGTAAATTCTTTTGACCACCCACTAATTTTCCTGTTTTAGCACCTAGCATTCCAGTTGTTTTGTAGTTTTTCTTTCCACCACCCATCATGCCACCTGATGCTCTACTTTTTACTCCAGGTTTGCCTTTCATGTTCTTTTTAATATCATCAGAAAGTCTTTTTGTTTTTCCTTCAATACCTTCCATTTTTATTTTTTTAACATAATCCGCTAATTTATCTTTTTTCATGCTACCCATTATTTTACTCCTTCAAATTTTCCTCCCTTAACAGCGATACCCATACCACCGCAAGAGAAATTGGTTATTCTATTTTTAGCCACAGCTTTTGCAGCCTTATCCTGTTTGTCTTCTTTGACAGAATTCGTTGCTTTTTTTAGTGCCTCTAAATAGGCTTTGTATTCAGTTGCTTCTTCCATTATGTATCTATCATACCACCGTAATACAATTTAGTAAATGCACCTTTAGATGCAAAAGTGCTTACATTTGTAGGTTTACCACCTACACCTTGAGATTTACTTCTTTTCCTCGCAACAGCAGAACGCTTTTCTGAGTCTGTCATTCGGGCTGCTTTTGCAGCAGGCACGCATTTGGGGTATTTTCTTTTTGATCCACTTGCAGATTTTCTTCCACATTCTTTGTATCCTCC